CGTCAGGCAGCGGGTAGGCCGTATCGTACTGATCGTCATCAGGGACATTGGCGGCCGGCTGCAAGGTCCGAACATCGGTCAACCATGACCACCCGTGATCCTCGCACACGACCGCCAGCGCGCGCTCATAGGCGGGAGAGGCCGTCAGCCATTCGTCGGAGCCGTCGTCCGCCACATTGACGAGATTGTCGCCCGTTTGCGACAGCGCCGAGTTGATCACCTCCAGCTTTCCCAAAGGCCATTGAAACGCTGCCATTCTCATCCCCTTATGAAAAAAGGCCGGCCAGTACGGCCGGCCTTCAGTTGCTTTAGCCCCTCGGTAGGGATCAGAAGTATGCGTAAAGCACGGTGACGTTGACCAGGGCCGAGTTCCACGACGTGGCGGCCGCGAGAAGAATGGTCTCTGCTGTTGGCACACCGGACAGAGTTACCTGTCTGGTCAAAGCCGAGTCCGCGATGGTGACGCAGGCGTTCGCTGCCAAGGCCACCGCCGAGGCAAATCGGGTCGCTGATCCAGCATCCCCGATATTGAGACCGCCGGTGACCGCATTGCCGGCCGTTTCGCAAAGAATGAAGCCTACGATGTAGCCATAAGCCGGGAGGGTAAGCCCCGTGCTGACCGACGTAGTGCTCGAGCTGCTAATGGCTTCCGCGCGCAGCGTAAAGAGGTTCGGTCCGTAGCTGTATCCCTGTGACACGAAGAAGCCGATGTCGGCTCCCGCCATCACGGCACATCCGCCTGAGTTCAGATTGTAGGTGCCGCCGGTCGCCGAAGAGGTATTCTTGACTTGACGCGGCCCCTGTACGCCGCCCGCAACATCTGGAGCGCACAGAACAGCGTGCGTGACCTGAGAGCTGGCCGCAGCGATGGCCGGCGCAAACGGCGCACTGAAAGGCAAAACGAGCAGGCCGGCGACTGCGAGCGCAGCAACAAAGCTGGGGAGCGCCCGAAACGAATTGACAAGGCGGATCTTCATAGCTGGGCTCCTTGGTGTCCGAAAACGGGGTCGCGCGCCAGTTCGCGGGCGCGGGCGCGGGATTCTGCGGCGCGGACTTCCTTTTGACGTTCGTGCCACTTGCCGGGCTTGCGGCCCTTCGGCAGACCATGATTTGGCAGCCGATCGTCGCTCACAAAATAGCGCTCCGGATCGTTCTGCATCGCTTCGCGCACGTTCACCGAGTGATCGGTGATTTCGTAGGGACCTTCGAAATTCCGGTGCCATTGCTCGAAATCGCGGAGCTGCTGGCCGTAGGCTTGGAGGTCGGCCTTGTACTTGGCAATCGCTCCCTCGAACTCGATCAACGCGAGATCATGGGCGGGCGTGCCTTCCTTGCCTTCCGGAAGCGGCGGCTTCTCCGGAGCGAGCGGCTTGGTTGGCCCGATGTCCCACATCTTGACCAGCATCGATCCCTGATCGGGATCGGTGAAGATCGGCCTACCGTCGAGATCGACCTTGTAGGAGGTGCTCACTCTTCGCCCTCGGGTTCAGGCCCGGCGGGAACCTTGCCGGCATCCTCAAGTGCCTTGACCCGCCCCTCAAGGAACGTCACCCGATCTTCGATGGAGCGAGCCGCATGCACCGGATGACGATGCACAATGCTGTAGCGCTCCGGATCGGCAGCGACCGCATCATTGGCATCGAGCGCGTTCATCTCGATATTTTGCGGGTGCCCTTCTTCAGGCGATGCATCTCGAACGAGAACTTTTTGCATGTCTATGGCTCCGGCAGGACGGAAATGTAGCTCAGCACGTTGACCGAAGGCGTGGTGCCGCCGGCCGTGAGATAGGCCTTGCAGTACTGGTAGATCGCGCCTGCGATGTTGTTCGTAAACGGAATCTCGTAACGGCCGATGACGCTGTCCTTCTGCGCGACGGCGCCGCGGAGCGAGGCACCCTTGCCCATCTGCACGCCGGCGGCGCAAACCACGTTGCCGGCGGCGAAGGCGGGATCATTCGAGACCATGATGTCGATCTGATAGGTCTCGTTACCGCTCGAAATATCGATCGCGGTCACGTCGAAGATGGCCATCGCATCGATACGCGGCTGCTGCGGCGTGATCGAAGAGACGTCGTCGATCGAGGGCAGCGTGATCGTGACACCCTGGTTGCCGCCGAGGTCAACGACGCCGTCGGCGCCACCGACCTGCAGATAGCCGCTGGCCGTATATGCCGCCGCGTTGTCGGACAGCGACATGTTGGCGTCGAAGGGATAAGTCCGCTGATTGGGGAAGCTCATGGATCCGGGTCCTTATGCAACGATCGCGGCGTTGGTCCAGCTATCGAGACGGGTGAGGCAGTACTTGTGCTCGTCGACAATGCCGACGTCCCAAGAGATGTGCGTGCGGAAGGTCTTGCGGTCCTGCAGCAGGCCAACATCTTCCGGCGAGAGCGGACGAACCTGGATGCCGCGGAGCATGCCTTCGCCGAGGGTCAGGCCGTACAGCGAGGCGGTCACCGCCGAACCGCCGCCGGAGGCGACCTCGTTGAACTGCAGCACGGGAACCTGGTCATCCTTCGGATAGCCGAACAGGATGCGGTGGCCCGCGTAGGAGAGCTTGGGCATGCCGATCTCGTCCCAGGTCTGCATCACGAAACCGGTTAGCGTCTGGGTGCGCGCGGCCTGAATCCAGAGAGGCAGCGAGGCGAAGGGCACGAGGATATAGCTCTGACCCGACTTCTTGCTCAGGTTGTTGAGCATCTGGTCGAGGTTGATGAGCGAGAGCGCGGCGCCGCCGGAAGAAGCTGAGTTGTGGAATTTGCGGCCGTAGAGGTTCGAACGGATCTGGATGCCGTTGAACACGCGCGGGTTGGTGGACTGGTCGCCCTTGATGAAGGTGTCGACCCAGAGGCGCGCGGCGGCGGTGATGCCCATGCGCTCCTCGTAATTTCGGCGCTCCGGACCGTGGCGATCCTGGATGGCGCGGTCGACGTCGATGTCATGGTCGATGATGTAGGTCGACTCGTCGAAGGGCGAGATGTTGCCGTGTCCCGAGGACGATGCCTCGTTGATGCCGCGGAACTGCAGAACCGGCAGCGCGCTCTCGCGATAGCCCTGATATTTGGAGCCGCGGAGCTGCTCGAACGGCATGACTTCGAGCACATCCGATCGGGAGGTGAACATCTCGATCACGGTGCGGCGGATGTCCTCCTTGGCAAAACCCTTCGCATATTCCGGAAGGGTGATGAGGTTGTTCACGGCCATGACCTAGAGTCCTTCTCTCAAGAAGCTTTCTGGAACTGCGATTGATCGAACTGACGCGAATAATCGAGCTTTTGCGCCGGCGACATCTTCTCGTATTCGGCGTCGCTGACGGTGCCCTGCGGCTGGCGATCGCGATGACGGTTGTCGAAGGTCGCGGTGCCCTGGTTGGAGAATTTCGTGATCAGGCGCTCGAAGGCTTCGATGTGACGCGAGGTTACCAGCATGCCGGCCAAAGCGGCGGCGTCGGCCTTGTTGGCCGAACTGTCCATCGCCTTCATCCAGTTCACGACGCTGTCGACGCGCGAGGAGGCATTCGGCCCGAGCTTGGCGACTTCGGCCGCACGGGCGGCGTCGATACGCGATTGCTCGCCGACCTTGGCAGCGGCGAACAGGCCGAGGCCCTTCGCAAACTGCTCTTGCGTCATGCCGACCGAATGCGCCCAGGCTTGCGCCTGCGGCAGGATCGGGTCATTCGCATCGAACTTGAACTCGACGCCGGCGGGCGCCTTGAAATCGGCGGGAAGCTCGATCTTGTAGGCTTCCGGCGCCTGCGGCAGCGAGCCCTTGCGGACGTCTTCCGCGGCGATGCGAGTGGCCATTTCGGTGAAGCGGGAGCCGAGGTCTTTGCCCTTCAGTTCGCCCTTTTCGGCGTCCCAGAAGGTTGCGTCCGGAAGCCAGTCAGGAGCCGTTGGCTTTTGCGTTTGACCCTGTGTCTGGGTCTGCCCCTGAGAGCCCCCCGATGTCGACTGATCTGATCCGCTCTGCCCTTGCTGGGTCGCGCCTTGCTGACCCCCCGACTGCCCTTGGGGTTGCGATTGGGACGACAACGGGCTTTTCACTTCCGTGCCCTGGGTCTGACCCTGTGTTGCTTCGTCCGCCACTCTCGTGGATTCCCTTCGCCATGAGGCCGATCAATTTCGCGGCGAACATCCGTTCTCCGTTATCCAGTTGCAACGCACCCGCCTCGGCGATGCCCACGACACGCATCACCCGGCGCTGCAAAAGGACGTAAAAATTGGCGCCATCCGGCGTGCGCGAGATGCGGTCGATCGACTCCGCGATCTCGGCGTCTGTCGGGTGGATTTCTGTCATGCGGCGGGTCCCGGCGTGGCGTCTGGCGCCTCGGGCGCGTGTCGGCCCATCGTGAGCTTGGCAATCTGGTCGACGGCTTTTGCGACCTCGCCCTTGTCGCGCAGCACCAGCAAGGTCACCCGCATCTTCTTCAAGACCGCTTCCATAGTCGCGCGACCGTCAGCATTGGCCTTGAACTCCTCCGGGAAAGTCCCGCCAAGCAACGAGACGGCCTTGCCGAACATCGCCACTTCCTGCAATTCCGCCGCGGCCTGGGCGGGGTTGCGCGGCAGCGTCGCGACCGTCACGCCGTTCACCTGGATCGGCGCGATCGTTCCAGCTTTTTCCAGCAGATATTTGAAGCGGGTGAAGATCGAGGCCGGTCCCTCGCGCCAGAACGGCAAGCCCGGCGTTCCGATGCGGCGCTGGGCGCGCGCGAGCTCGTCGACCCACTGCGTCGCGGTCGGCGGCGTGTCGCCGCTTTGCTCCGGCAGGTCGACGAAGAACAGCTTGCGCAGGTCCTTCATGCGCTGCTCATAGGCGTAATATTCGGGATTGGCCGGCGGCGGCGCGTAGATATTCTTGATCGCGTTTTCCGTCCCTGGCTGGATCGGATAGGACATGCCGGCCTCGAGGCCCTGCTCGACCATCGTGAAACTATCGTTTGGAAACGTGGTCGGCGGCCGGAGTGCGAGTTCCGCGTTTTCCTGCAGCATCAGCTCGGCTTCGTCGATCTGGCGCAGGCTTGGCAGCCCCTGCCACAGCGGACCGAATCCGAATACCCAATCCGCATTCGGATTGAAGCGCATGACGATCAGCGGGCAGCAGCCCTCGCCCTTGATCTCGACGTCGTGCACGAGGTTGTTGTCGAGCAGGACGACGTGCTGCCAGCATTCATTGCTCTTGTCCTCCCACTTCCGCCAGAAGCCCCAGACGATCTGGCAGCGAACCTCGCCTTTATCGGCGACATGCTTCTTGATCTTCTCGTCGACCTTGGCCCAGATTTCCTCGCCGAGCAGCTCGCGCGCGTAGCAGTTGCGGGTCCAGCGCACGGCAAAGCGATCGTCGACGTCGCCATGCGGGCCGGAGTTGATTTCAAGCTCTCGGAAGGGAACGGCGACGCAGCGGATTGGCTGCGAGGGATGCAGGCGGTCGATCCACATCGCCGCGGTGCCGATCGCCAGATCCGGGTTGAAGGACTTCGTCACCTCCGGATAGAGGTTCGAAGCCTTCATCGCATTGAATACCTTCGCCGTGTTCTTCTTTGCGGTGTCGTCGACCTTGGCCCATGCTCCCTCGGGAAGGTCCATTCCGGGGCCGAGCTCGCACCAGGGCTGAGCTTCGGGCATGTAGCCGTTGACGACCTCGGTGATGAAATCGCCGCACAGCAGAAACGCCTTGTCGGTATTGAGTTCGCCCGCGTCGAGCGGCGGCGCGCGCGAGGGCTCCGACATCGAATTGATCGTGCGCTGGCGCATCGGAGAAGCGAAGAAATAGCACTCCTTGATCTCCTGCTCGCGGTAGGATTTTTGCGTGCGCGCGGCCAGCAATCGCGCGATGGCTTCCCGCTCGAGAGGATTGGCGTCCTGGGTTTTGACCGGGTTCTCGGCCATCAGGCGGCCTTGCCGAAGGCGATCGGCGCCGCCGGCGCTGCAGGCGTGGCCGTCTCGCTGTTCGACAGCGCCAGCCGCGTGCCGTAGCGCGCCATGATGTTGGCCGTGTCCATCTGCGCCTGGGTCTGAAGGCCGGCGATCAGGCTGTCCTGCGCCTGCTGCTGCTCGGCAGCCAGGTTCGGATCAGGGGCAATCTGGGGAGGGCTCGGGTTGTCCATCGTCGCGCACGGTTCCGCCTTGTGCGACGAGGTGGCGATACAAGGTGTCAGGCCGCAACGCACTCGTGCGGATGCCAAGCAGGTGCGCGATGGCCGTGGTGCAGAACATCCCAAGCCGCATCAGCGGCAGGTTTTCCTCCCGGACATCGATGGTGACCGTCGCGTTGCCCTTCACCAGGCCCGCGATGATGCCCTGTGCCGCCCGCCCGTCCACCAGCACCCGCAGATAGGTCCGCCGGAATCCGACGTCGTAAACCCACCACTGCGACAATTCCGGCACCCACGCCAGCGCCGACACATGCTTGAAATGTCCCAGCGCGATCAGCCGGAAGATCCAGTGCGAGGCCTTTCGGTGGAAGATGACGGTCCAGCGCCGGGCCTCGATGCCATAGGCGGAGACTTCGTTCATATGTTATATTCCGCCGCGATAGGCGTAGAGCTCAAGGAGTAGAGCGTCCCGTCCGTGCGGGAATGATCCACGTGCAAATCGTGGCCCTATCCCATTCATCCGACGTTCCGCCGCATCGTCTTCTTGCGGCGATTCCATGCCTGTATCGGCTTCACATCGCCGAATGAGCCCATGATCACCGCCTTGCCCTCGCCGCCGCCCAGCAACTGGTTTTCGAAGGCCTCGCAGATGTGGCTGTACTGGTTTTTCTCGGGCTCGTCGCTATAGCGCTCGCCCGAGACCCGCAGCCGCCGCATGAAGTAGCCGCCCGACAAACCCGTGATCAGCGTGACGCAGGATGGATCGATCAGCAAAGAGGACGGCCGACCCGACTGCGAGCGGCGCATCAGGACCCCGTTCACCGCCTCCCACCGGATCGACCGCATGTTCTGCGGGTTCGGCGCCGGAAGCACCGTCATCTTGTTGTCGCGAAACACCTCGAACGGCGTCTTGTCCGTCGCCTCGCCCCGGTGCTGGCCCGCCGGGTCACCCCAAAAAATGAACTTGAACCCGGGATATTGCTGCAACAGGTAGCTTTTCAGCAGCGGGGCAAATTCCACCGCCGACATGTCGCGGCCGATATATTCGCGCTGGATGAACCAGTCCGCGCGCAGACACTGCCCGATCGAGGCCGCCGGCTGCCGACCGAAATCCAGCCCCACCGTCACCGGCAGATCCGGAATGATCTCGAGCGGCCGTGTCGACACGTTCACCTCGCGCCGAAACTGCGGATAGACCGGCTGCCCGTCGGTCACCACGCTCGACCGGTTCATGATGTTCGAATCGATCCAGCTCTTGGTCTTGCCCGCGATCTTCTCCTCGTAAAACCCGGGCGGCAGGTATTTCAGGTTCTCCGCATTCGGATTCGGCTTGTAACCGATCAGCCTCCGCGACACGTTCCCGCGCTCGTCCCGCTGCTCGTCGAACTCCTCGATCAGGCCGGCCGGCTGCATGTAGAAGCCCCAGTTCGCCGGTTTCTTCAGCGCGTTCCGCTTCTCCTCGCTCATCCAGTCCGGCGGCGCCACATCCCCGCGCATGATCGGCAGCCAATGATCCGCCGGCGGCGCGTTCGTGTCCGCAATCAGTCCGCCCCAGGCACAACCGCCATCCTTCACCGCCGGAAACCGCGGCGGCGAGACGCGCCCGACGGCTTCCGAGAAAACCTCGTACTGTGCGAACTGCACCTCATTGAACCAGATCAGTGACGTCTCCAGCGACATGAAGAACGACTTCGCGTCGCGAATATCCTCCATCGCAACAAACGTCACATCCAGCTCAAGCGCCCCGACCCGAACCTCGTGCCGGTACGGCCGCGTCTCATAGAAAATCCCGAACTCGGCAGCCTTCGTCCCCGGCGGAAACCAGTCCCGCCACGTCGGGATCGTCGTCTCCTCCAGCTTCGAATAGGTCTCGCGCAGCACATGCGCCCGGAATCGCTGCCGCCCATCCTCCTGCCGCGGCTGCTCCAGCGCCTGCTGGAAAATATGCATGCAGCACGCCGACGAGGTCCCCGAACCCTGCGGACCCTGGATCACCTTCACCCGCGACTTCCGGTCCCGCATGAACGCACGCAACACATTCCCATCCGGACGGAAGATGGGTAGGTTTGTGGTAGGATCCCGCTCTATCACAGCAGCCGCCCGATCCGCCGCGCATACACCAGAGGGTCAGCCGCATGCTTCGAGAGATTGCAGCGCTCGCAAAGTAGTTGGATGTTAGCCGGCCAGTTCGATCCGCCCTTGCTTAGCGGTACGATGTGGTCGATGTGACGATCGGGGCCGAGCTTCGTTTTGCAGTAGGCACACCGACCACGCTGCTGCTTCTGGATACGACGGATATCTGCCGCGGTGTAAGAGCCTTCGGCCCCGCGCTTGCGGGCCTTTCTCAGCGCTGCCCTGCGTTTCCACGGCTGTGGATCAGCCTCGTACCTTTCGGCATCGTACTGGCGAAGCCTGTTGAGATTATTCAGTCGATAATTGCGGCGATCCTCGCGGCCTTTTTCACGATGCTGCGCATAATAGTCGGCTGATCTGCGCCGGATTTTCTCAGCATTGGCGCGGTAATAGGCCGCGTCGGTAGCGCGTTTTCTCTCCGGATCAGTTATCGGCATCGCCGTCACCGAAGCCGGAGATTTATCATCTCCGTGGTCTTGCCAGCCGCGTTTTCGATGATCGCGCTTTCAAACCGGGGCGGATGGCCTTCTGGACGCGGGTCGCGGCTGATATCTACCCGGCTGTCGTTCTCGCTGAATTTTTGATGAAGGGTGATTTCTGCCGAACCGTCGTCACCGCGAAGGATCGTAAAACTTTCGGCCGACTTGATTACTTGGCGGTAGCCATCCGGATGACCGGGGCCCGGGCTGTAAAGCTTGAGCGTGAACATCTGCTTCTCCTGCTACTATGCCGAAATTCATCGGCGACAGGAAAATCAGACAGGCGCTAACTGGTCGCAACGCACCCCGTCGCCGGGTCCCGCTCAATCACGGCGCCACAATCCGCGGCAAGATCGGAATCCCCGGCCGCTCCGGCTCAACCAGCACCGCCCGCGCCGGAACCCCCAACCGCATCAGCTTCTCGCAATGCCGCGCAATCAGTGCCTCGCTCTGCTCATCCAGCGGTCGAACCGTCACCCGCCGCCCGCCGTCGCTCACCTCCGCAACCAATCCAACCCGATACAACACCGCCCCATACTCCGGGTCGGGCGACAAATCCGATAGCGCACCCTCCCGCAACACCACATGCTTCACAGGACCAATCTTCCGAAAGTTCCGCCCCCACGCCGTCAACTCATCGTCGTACCGCTCAACAAACCACCCCGGCATCGGACGACCACCCCGATACTCAAAAACCGTCACAGGCTTGTCCAACGTCACCATCGCCAAATTTCCAATCAACATCCCAGGGAAAACAAAAAATCAGACCAACGAAGGTCAGCGCGATAACCGGGAGGGGCGAACACCAGCGGACGAGATCGGCCTCGATTTTTCCCCCCGGGCCCCTTCAGGCGAGCCTTCCGGAACCGATCTGGCCATGGCCCCTCGTTTCTACGTTGGGAACGCGCTGTTCCTACGATAGGAACAACGAACGCTGTGTTTTCAATGGGTTGCAGCATGGGTGTGTCAATCCCGTGTCACATCGATGACCGGCGGCGCTTTTGGCTCATCTCGCAGGTCCAGGACGTATCCTGCCTTTAGCTCAATGTTTACAGATAGTTGAGCGTCGGCCTTGGGCTTGATGCCTGCGAGCGCCAGGACGTATTCGCTGGCGCTGTCCCGAACGTGATCTGAGGCGCTGTCGAGCAGTTCCACCTTCACCGCGGCGGCCCTTGCAGCGTTCATCGCGAGCACGCGACACGCTTTCTGCCTGAGATATTCGGCGATGTGCGGTCTGGAGAGTTCACGAGAAAGGTGCGATCTTGCGAGATTTGCCTGCTTGGCAGCATCGGTGACGGTCTTTGCTTCACCGTACACGAGGGCATCACAAGCGGCCTTGATTCTGCGTGAAATAGGCCGGTGTTTGACTGGTTGCTGCTCTGACTTTGCTGATGCCTGCTCGATGGTATCGGGGACTTGCATCGCGGTTGGTACGTCCTCGGCTATTCGCCTTCGTCGTGGTCCTCGCTCGCGAGGCTCGCTGTGGAAGGAAAGCGGGCGCGCGTGTGGACGGGCGAGGGAATGGGCCTGATTGGGAAATGGTCGCAACGCACCGGGGGATTATTCAATGATTTCAATGGTTGATTTCGCTGATACTTAACATGTTCAGGATCACATGGTCCGTTGCGCGAAAACGATACGTTCACGTATGCGGAACGTATGGCACCACCACGTCATCCGTTGCGGGATTGGGTAATCAGCATGTTCAGAGCTGGGACACTCACCTCGCTTGCGGAGGGTGCCTTCATTGCCACTGTGCCACGCCAGACGGTGGGGCGTTGGATATGCGAGGCCGAGATCGATATCCGGGAGACGAGACAACAGTTCCTGGCTCGAGCACAGCACCGGGCACAGCGATATGTGGATGGCAAGCCACCGCGCGGCAAACCGTCCAAGCGATTTTTGAGAAGGATAGCGGCAAGAGCGTTGAGGGATTTCAACCGTGCTCAGCAGAAAAGACTGGCAGAGGCAGCAGGCAGAGATCCTTGTTGACGAGGCGATTGGTCTCGATGGCGTGCGGGTGCGCTATCTGCCATCCTTCCGCACGATCCGCTGCTTGTACTGCGGTCATAGCGGGCGTGCCCGTATCCCTCACAAGCACAAGGCACCTCGGTTCAGATGCTCGAAATGCAAAAGGAGGTGCTAATGCTCAAACGCATGACCAACTTCCTGATCCGCAACCTGGGCCTGATCCTGCTGGCAGGGCTGCTCGTGACGCAGATATTTATCTGGCGGCTGCTGGTCTCGATTGAGCGGAATGTCGACAACTACACCTGTGGCACCCGCTCCTCACCCTGCAAGGTCATCGTGGTGCCGGATCGCTAAAGCAAATGCCCGGTTGTGAGCCGGGCATTTCCGTGGTCGGAATCCCGACCGCGCTATTTCAGCGGGCTTGGGTGATCATGAATGTTTAATGGCGCGCTGGCCATTGCGCTTCGCAGGCGCGAGCACAACTGGCGTGCTGCCCAGGAAATGAGCTGCCGCGATGTCAACCTTGTGACCGTTCAAAATCACGTTCGCAACCGCAATCTGATTTCGAACTTCCGCTCCCTTCGACTTGCCCTTTTGCATGCTGTCCCAGAGTGTCCACATGCGACTGCGAACTTCTGCCGTATCGTCCATGACCTTCCCGATATCAATCATTTTATTTGTCTCTGGAGATGGTTAAGATCACGCTGGAGGGCGGTTATCTCCTGCACCGCTCGCTCAGCCCTTCGGGTCTCCCGAATTTCATTCATCTTTTCGCACTCGTCACAAAGTATTGTCCATTTCAGTTCATCAGCCCGCCAGCGGTGAAAATGCATATCGGTGTCGTGGCGTGACCATTGTCTGGGCCTCTTGTCGGAGTAGCAGCGCGGGCACCGAAAAGGCATCTTGCGCATGAGTGCAATAATCGCTGACGAATTGCACACCCATGTCTTTCGAGCATTTCCTGAAGGAAATGAAACAAACGGATATTTACTCGTTTTCACGCGATAACCGCTTTTTGTGAAATGAGGAGCCTGACTTGAGAATGCTATTCCCACGTATAGAGTCGCCCCGATCCCCTCCTTGCGCAGCCGCCGTAGTTGACGACGAACAGCGCGCGAACCATCGAAGTTGAATGATGGACACGAACAAAACGCGCTGATGACCTCGCCTGTCCGATGAAATGTCATACCCCTTGACCCTCCATCATCCTCGCCAGCTTCTCGGCAGCGCGCCGTTTGCGCCACCGGATCACAGCGGCGCGCCGCGCGATCTTGGTTCGAACTGCACGCGGAATGTCTTTGCGCGCGACAGTCAGCCGCTCAGCGACTTCCCTATAAATAAAGGGCTTGGCGCGATCTATCAGTTGCTTGCTTATTCTATGAGCATTCCGCCTCACATGGCTGGTCTGGCGCCCTTCCCACACGTCTTTCATGCATGCTTCGCTCTCGATGTCGCGGACCATGATGAACTTGACCGCGAACATCTTGCAGAACTCGTCGATGGTGATCGGGCCAAGGTTCTTGCTGCGGGTGGGGCCCAAAACCTTGTCGGTTTGGCCGCCTGCGAAGTCGCCGGCCTCGTCGCAGAACTCGTTCGACAGATTCCGCATTTCCTTCGCGATCCGGAACGCCTCGACCATGCTCTCGTGCCCGGTGACGGTGGCGAGCGGTTCGATCATTTCAGCGCCTCGTCAATCATCGCCTGCCAGATATCCCTGTTGGGGAATTGACCTGCGTTGGCGCCGGTGCGGTAAATTGCATTGTACATTTCGCCCGTTGGCTCCCGCATCGCCTCGATCGCAGAGCGGGCGAGAATGCGCCAGTTTTCCTTGATATCTTCGGCCTGACCAAACAGAGTCAATTCGGGATTGCGATGAATAGTTCTCATGAGGGTCTCAGCGACCCGATCCAGCATCTTGCTCAAAGGATTCCCTCCAGTCCGCACAGCACCAGCTCCCACTTCTCGCGGCTGTCGTATTCGGTGACCATGGTTCCGCCGCGCAGGATGTATTCGATTGAGGGTTTCGGCTTCAGCCAGGAATGCACGCCGATCAGATCCGCGGTCGGCAGCCAGACGTGCACGAGGTCGTTGATCAGCACGCGGATGGCGTAGAAATCGCGGGTTACCCTGATAGACGGCCCGCTCATTGCTTCGGCGCCGCCCAGTTCGAGCTGCTGATCGCCAGGGGCTCGGTGTGGGGTAGCGCCGGCGGGCCGGAAACGGGGGCTGGATTCGCTGGAGACCCTTGGGGCAGTGCAAGGTCAGGGACCGGCGTGGGCTGCTGCACGGGCTCGCCAGAGCCGGATCGCAATTGCGACTCGGCGTTGACGGAGTTTCCCAGTGTCTGCACCATGAAACTCAAATCGTCCTGCATGCCCTCGATCTGCGCCGGCAGGGTCTCGACGTCGGCCGCGTGTGCGGTTCCGGTCTCGATCAGCTTGTCGTAGGCGACATTGAGCCGGTCGAACATCGCGCCGGCCTTCACCGCCTTCCCCTTCAGTCCCTTGATTTCCAGTGCCATTTCCCAACTCCCCGGTTCGCGCTTGCGATACCTTACCAGCCTGCGCTCGATGATGATCGCCCGGTCCCGCCGCACCACGGCCGTGAGCTGCTGCAGCAGCGTCTCGTCGGCGAGGAGGAGCGGGTGCGGCATCGGGTCATCCAAGCCGCCTGACCAGTTCGGAATCGACGCACGCCGTGCAATACATCCGA